GCCCTCGTTGAAAGCAATATAGAGACTTGTCACCATGCCATATACTCCGCCTCGTGACGCATACGGTGTCGCTAATAACTGCGACCCGGCCACCGTCGACTACTTTATCGAGGTGTTTGGCTTCAATGAGGCACTGGAGCTATCTAGGCTAGAGGACCCTACCGCCAACACTATCAACTATCAGCGCATTCAGGTAGCCCTGAACGACGCCGCTCAGCTCGTAAACAACTTTATCTCGACTGCACCTCCGCAGGGGAAGCTACTCATTGCGGGCTCTTACAGGCGGACTCAGGCGATCTTAGCGAGATGGTATCTCGACACGTTACGGCCCCGTCAGCAGGTCGTAGACGCCGCAGAAGCGGCTCTAAAGCAGCTCGATCTCTGGTCGAGCAAAGCATCACCGTCAGCCGGATTAAAGTGGCAAGAAGCGTATCGGTACTGGAGCGGCGCATGTGCGATGACCATGTCGAATACTCAGCGCGATCGTGCATTTACTCCCGCATCTCTCTCTCGCTGGGAGCAGCGCTGGGGCACCAACAACCGCTGGTCAGTACAGGTTCGTAGAGGCTCACTGGTTACGAATAATGTGACCCCGAGACAGCCCAGTGGCTCTCTAGACAGACAAGATGTCACCCTGATAGGTGATAGTACGCTGGCCGTCAACACGCTCTTCGATGACCTCGAGACAACTCGCGACGTCGCTTCATTCAGCGACACTCAGAATGCGGCCACACCGGCCGAAGGCGATGTTCTGGTTGTGGAGAATACGGATGGGGATATGACCACGGGCGGTCTACAGGAGACTGATAGCTTCTAAAATACTGAGGAACTGAACAATGCTCACTGGTGATGAAAATCAGGTTTACGGATACGATCCGCTAAACCCCGGATTACCCGGGGGATCAGGCTATGTAGTTGTCGTACCGAGCAATGGCACGACGGAATGCGGATATAATACGAGCGGCCTTCAGGGCCTGACTCACTCGAGTTTTGGTGTATTCCCTGATTCCACCCCCTACAAGCAGTCGGCCAGCGAGCTGAGGCAGTATATCATCAACCTTGAGGCGACGAGAAGGCTACGCGACCTGGCTGATGTAAACTTCACAAGGTCCCCTGTTCCCGGAGACATCATAGCGTATAATTATACTACCGGCCTCTGGGAACTCCTCGACTTCGTATCAGGCGGAGAGTTCTAGAGATTCCCAAGTCCCACTGTCGGTGGAGTAGTAGATATTCCGGACCCCTGATTCGCTGATAGCTAGCTGACAAACTGCGCAGGGCTTAGACAGGCAGAGATTGCCGGACTTATTAACCCTACCGACAACCAAAGTGTCAGCAGGCTTGTCGCCCGCCCGTATTAACGCTCGGATTTCTGCATGGAGAGAGACGCGATAGGGCTCACCGGCCTGCTCAGCAAGCCGGGACTGATAGGGATGTGTTTTACTTTCGAGATTAGTGGCTGAGGATACGACACGCCCCTTTCGCAACAATACGCACCCTACTCGATGCGAGGAGAGTGAGGACAAGGCGAGGCTGTGGACGAGTTTCTCGATGCGGCTGCTCACCATCGTGAGAAAAGGTTCCTCACCATCTGCTTGAGCTTAGACAGCTTTCGTTGGTGTTTTTCCGCCTTCCGGATCACCCTCTGAGCCTCGGAGCGGGTCGTCACCGTTTCTGCCTGCATCATCCGCTGCAGGAGACGACGACTATGGTGCTGGATGGACTTCATAGCCGACCTGCCACGTTCATACAAATCTCGCCCCACTCAAGGATATCCCGGTCTCTGAAGTACTTGGATGTCGGAACCTCTCGATCCAGCACAATCTCGCCTGTCTCGGTGTCCGTCATGCGCAGGATGCCATACGCGTCCGTCTGCCTGAGTACGTAGCACTCATACTTTCCGTCCAAAGTGTTTTGCCAGATGATGTTCGACATGATTGAATTTGTGTCCTAGAAGTTCTTTCAACAGGAACCGGGCCAGGATGAGGCCGAGGACCAGTGCTGCCACGTAGTTGAGGGTCAGAAGGATGGTGGTAAAGGCGTATGCTAGCACGCTCATGGGCATTTGTGTTGAAAGCTAGATGTAGGTGTATCAGGAGATCCTAACAGACCATGCTGCTCGAAGTAGAGAACCAGCTCTACCGTCGTGTACACTCGACCCTCGGGCAGAGTGCGGTTGTGCTGCGCCTGGCCGAGGAGCTGGATGCCTCGGGGCGGGTTGCGGAACAAGCGATGATCATTGTCGCATTCACAAGCGGCAGTACGACAAACCCGATGAAGGGAGCGTATATACCTACTGTCCGTAACCGCTCACTCACTTACACACTCACTCTGGTGCAGAAGCAAACCCAGCGTGAAGGTCACTCATTTTGTCTTCCAATTCTCGATCTTTTAGCTGATAGCGTAACTGGCTGGGTACCAGAAATACCCGGACTTGAATTTCAAACCGGATTCGAATTAACCTCGGAGAAGTTTGTTCAAGTAACAAAAGAAGCATCTCAGTTTATCTACGAACAGACTTATACGATCGATATTTCTATACCAGACGGTCGTTTTTACTCACAGCCCTGTGCAGCGTTCAATCCGGTCCAGGTGGGCGACTTTCTGCCTGTCAGAAAGTGCCTGGTGACCCCAGGGGCCGATAGTCGCCAAACCGGCCTCGCTGTCTGGCGCAGAACTACAGGCGTAGAAGAGGTCGAGAAGTACGTGGTCGAAGATGTGAGGTGTGGCAGGCTCATTGGCGACAACCTGAGCGTTCAGTGCAGTGGTGAGGAGGGGTCGGGTAACGCCACCTACATGTTCGTACCGATTACGGCGATCAGACCTGACGGCACTATTGACGAGAGCAAGGTGGTGACCGGAACCCTCACGAACGTTTGGAAGTGTACGAGAGAGGGTGCGAATTCACCGTACCCCGACTGGTTTAAGTTGAATGTAGATATGGGCCTCTGGAGAAATGCTGTAGGAACAGTGCCTAACACCGAGCCGGAAACATCGAGCTATCAACCACTCGATATCGGAATGAATAAGGTGTACAATGAGAAGCCGGCCACATAGCCTTTCTCATTACTCTCCTCACCCACTACGACACCATGGAAACCGCTTTTATCGAAGCCCTAACAGCTCAATACAACCTTGCCGGTGCTGCTCAACTCGCTCACTGGAACTCTGTCGGAGAAAATTTCTACGAATTCCACCTTCTCTTTATGCGCGTCTATGAGACCGTAGAGGAGAAGATCGACACTCTCGCTGAACAAGCTCGAGGTAAGGGTATTGAGATTCCTGCAAAAATCTTCAACAGCGTACCCGAGGTTGAGTGGGACGATTGCTCTGATCTGGCCAAAGAGATCCTGAAGCTCGTAGACGACCTCTGCGATGCGCTAGACGGTCTGCATGAGGAGTGTGATAAGAAGAATGAGTATGGAGTATTGAATGTGGTGGAGGACATTATGTCTGACTGCAATACGCTCAAATATCTACTCGGGTCAGTTATTAACAAAATCTGAGATTAAAAAGGAGGGCAGTAGCCCTCCCGCTCAGCTTAGCTGAGTCTCGTATAACACACTTCGGCTACCCCAGAAGACGGAGACGCGATCCGGGAGAACGATCCGTGCGAGAGGTCGAGGATACGTCCTCCGTAGAACGGACCACGATCAGTAACCCGAACCACAACCGACTTACCGTTACGCTGGTTGGTGACCCGAAGCTGGGTGCCAAACGGAAGCGAACGGTGAGCGGTGATGTTCGCTCCTGGATCCATGGGCTGGCCGTTAGCCATAGTCCGCCACGCGTAGGAGTCTCCCACGCCATAGTGCGAGGCGGTTCCGCAGCGGGTTGCAGCGGATACAGGGGAGATAGTGGCCAGGGCCAAAGAGGTTAGTGCGAGAGCTTTGAGCATTTTGCTTTTGCAGAGGACAACGGATGCGACTCGGTAAGGGGGTAGGACGAAGGTCCCGGTATCCCCCTTCGGTCGTGTCCGCGACATCAGTCGAGACAGACGGATCTGAAAAGACTGACGATTAGCAAGAAGGGGAGGTTGCCCTCCCCGAAACCCTTGCGTTAGACGATGTTACCACGAGCCGTAGACTTGTGTCAAGGGGTGCGTCCGGCTTCGGAGATAGGGAGTGGGACTAGGCCGTCAGTCGGAATGTAGACGACGGTCTTTTCGCCACCCTTCTCGTTCTGGTCCTGCAGGCCTTGGATGTAGAGCCATCGTAAGTAGGCGCTACTGCTGCCAAGCTCAGCTTTGAGAGCAGCAATGGCCTTAGCGCTACCTTCCGCCTTAGTGATCTCAGCCTGAGCCTCGAGCTGAGCAGACTCCTGTTTAGCCTTAGCTTCCAGAACCCGCACTTGTCTCGTGCTCTCCGCCTCCATGAGGGCTGCTTTACCAGCCAGGGTGCGGTTGTACACACCGAGTTGCGGGAGGCCCCACAACACAAAAGCGAGAATCGCCACAGCGCCGATCGTCAGTACAATCGTCGTCCCTTGATTGTTTTTCATGAATCTTGCTCCTCGATGCAGATGAATAAGTTGTTTATAGTGTTGTGGAGAAGAGTGATGGACTCTCGGCTAGACATCTCTCCATCCGTTCCCAGGATGGCATAGAGGAGACGAAGAGGATCCATGCGCTGGTCCTCGAAATCAAGTCCGATGGCGGCGATAAACCCTTCGAGGTAATCAATACCATTGTCGTCACAAATCTTCAGGACCTTACTAATCTCCTCGTCCTCAACCAAGCAGTCTTGGATGAGGTCTGGAGCTACTGTTGCTGTCACTCCGGTTCACGGCGACGTTTACGAAGGGATTCTAGCACTGGAACGAGGCTTGTGATTGTATGTGCGCGGCCATCAGGCTCGCGGAGGGGCTGAGATACGGTCACTGTACTAGCCGTAGCCGCTTTCCGGAAAATCTTATCAATCTCAATGCTACTGAACCAAGCATTGGCGTGTGGCATCTCACAGATACCGTAGTTGTACCGTAACCACGCCCAAGACCAGAGGTGAGCGACCTGATACAGGGAGGCGACCAAGTCTGCATCGGATTCACGACACATGTACAGAACGCTATCATGAACAGACATGCAGAATCGCACATCCCGTACCATGTAGGCCCGGAGAAGATGTTCCATTGCTGTTAAAAACGCATGCAACATCGCGCTACCGGTAGACTGAATCACCCAGTTGTTACGCATGGTGAAGAAATCATTGTCTACATTACTCGGTCGGATCGCAGTGGACATTTTAGTCCGGCTCAGGGGATTTATAGGTACCTGGGCATTAGCAATTCGAGACATCTCATTGTACGCATAGGAGTCACTACCACTCACGTAATTGTTTGAAAACTTACTCGCCTTTACACCCTTCTTAGCCCTAATTAGTTTCTTGGCCATCTTCTTGGCGTAGTCTAGGGGGATAGATTTATTCCCCTTTCTAATGGTGTCGGACAGGGTTTTTACTCCCGAACCATAGAGCATGCCGTAGTTGCAGTTTTTGGCGATCGACCGGGAAATTCCGATGGTCTTCGCAGTCATGCTATGCATGTCTGTTCCGTCCTCTTTCGACCCCGCCAGTACGCTGTGACCAAACTGAGTACTTCCGGCAATTTTATAGTGTGAGTCGGCAAAAATACTCGCAACTACAGATTCTTGACCGTCGTAGTCGGAGGACACAAACGTCCAGGGAGAACTTAACTGGACTCTGGTTTTCACCTCGGTGCCAATTTTCGATGGTTTGGGGTCGGGGACCGTGAGCCAAAGGCGTTCACCGGCCCGGTTAGTCGCTGTGTTATGGGGAATAGTCTGAGGGACGATAATGTTCATCTCAGGGTGATCGACGGACGGGCTAGGAAGCTGAGTTTTAACCCTGCTCCGTACAGATGTCCAATAACTAACACGAATAGCCAGTTCGATGAGTTCCTGGGCCTGGGGGAGATCGCTCGACAAAACACCTGACTCGAACTCGTCCAGATAGTCCTTGGACAATACGCCTCCGACGTTTTCACCTTCCCCGTTAGGGTGAGGAACACGAACATATGTGGATTTTTCCACGTCCCAGTAGGTCCAGCCCTCTTCTTTCGTATAGATTAGGGGCTGACCTTCCCACTTGAGTCGGAGGAGAATATGACTCAGTCTGCTTTTAGTCGTAATGGGTTCGAGAACAATCTGTCCCAACTCCCTGTTGTTTTTCGCATTCTTCCTGTACCACATTGGGATCCCATACCAGGGAGACTTAGGTTTACCATTCTTTTTCAAAGCATAGTTTGCCTCCCAGTCAAGTTGAGATAGCCAAGGATCCGATTCAATATCTACTTCTTCGTTCTTCCAGTCTTCAAGAAGCTGGTTGGCCAATTCGCTAAGTAACTCGTTCTGCCTGTCATTTGACTCAGACCAGACTTTCTCGCAATCCTCGACCCACTCAGACCAGTTAAGAACTACTGGGAGAACTGAAGAAGTTTGTGCGAAATGCCCGTATAGGGTTGTCAAAGAGGGGTTAGATTGCAGATACTTTAGTACGACGACGGAGTACAGGTCGAAAGTTATCTTTACGTCTTGGATTGCGTAAGAAACTAATTCGTCACGGTTGGGTACAAAGTCTGACATTGACTTGGCAACCACGAAGAGGTTTCTAGTCTTCTTCGTCTCTTTTTCCAGAGGGACTAAAGGTTTGCAGTGGAAGTTATAAGCGTCGACCAGGTTATTCAAAGACCCATCGTCTAACCACTGGGGAACGTAGCCAGTATCATCTTTCTGTTTGTACCAGAATCTCTGCTCTGATGCCAAACCAGATACGTTGATGTGGGCCGACATGGTGTCGAACCACAGATTGCCGAAGGGTTCGGTAGGGTGGAACGGGTCGTGCCGGAGATAATATGCCTCAGAAGTGCGTTGACGGTCGAATCCGGAGTTATGAGCAATGAACAGGGTATTTGTAGTGCCAGTGGGGACGAAGCAGGGGACATAAGGCAGATCAGGGTCAACAAAACTCTCGTGCATCCACACCCAGTATGAATCGGAGGACAGGGCTGTAGCGAGAATGGGATGACCGAAGTCCGAACCTTTAACGAACGTCTCACAGTCAAATATCGCGATGTCCACACCAGACATGTCGGTATCAGTGGTTATATCCCAGTCACCTCCATCTGTCCACCGATAACGTGTCCAGCCTGGTTTATAGACTATTTTGCCCGGGGGAGGAATCTCCGGAACATCAATATCTGCGAACTTCTTGAGTATCTTGGCTTTGTCTTGTACGATATTCTTGCTGATGTTATCAAAATGGTCGGAGATGTTTTCCCCTACTAGAGGGGGGAGATAGAAATCAGGTAGCTCCTCGAAGGCTTGCGGATTTCTAATGGGGAACTGTACGCCAAATTTCTCCATCTCGTCCAGAATCTGGGGGACGTCGTTAATAGGAGGGGCGTAAGATTCTACTGCAGAGTCTCCAAAGACTCTCCTGGTCATTTTGGGGCTGAGAACAGAGTAGCCGAGAGGGTTGTAATAGGTCATTGAGCTTGCCGGTCCAGGGGTTTCGATTTTACCAGAGGTTCAAGCCATTCGACAAGCCCAGGCTCGGTCAGGGCTTCGAAGAAGTGTGGGTTTTGAGAGATTAGGTTAGCAAGCTCGGGGGATACGAGAACCGGTTTGAGCCCTCGAACCCTCTGCTTAGCGTACTCCTCGTATGAGGATAGCGCCCTCGACCACACCATCTTTGTATCTTCAAGGTCGAGGAGAGCGGCTACTTTCTCTAATCTCCTATGGACCTCTTCGGTGTAGTTAATACCATAGGGCTTGTCGATATCATTCCTTGCCATCAGAGGAGTACCCAGGTTACTGCTGCAGAGCCCCAGAAGATTAGGTAGTTCACGGGGGAGATAACCCCAGAGATCAGTAGAACGGTCATCGCTATGGCCGTACCGACGGCCACGATACGAGCTAAGTATAAATACCTATTAATCACTTTTCTGGACACGGCGGCAGAGCAAACCTGCTAATAGTATACCATAACCTCGTCTCGATCGGTGTAGTACACGCCCGTCGCTTCAAGGTTTGTCGCATCGAGGATGTTGATGTTCGCGTGGCGGTACGGAAGTCCGTAGTGCCCGAAGAAATAAGTGTAATTCGGGTCGATGTGGTGTTTTGATAAATCCTCATCTCTGAACCATGCGTATCCTGGCCCGAAGAGGGTTGTTTCACGAGACACGTTTTGCCCCTCGTGAGGATAGTATGCATGGGCAAGACGATACTTGCCTTCGATCTCCAAACTCAAAGGAGCGTTGGAAAGTATCGAAATGTACTTTATACGTTCAGAAATAGATAGTTCACGCAAGCATTCAAGGGTATAACGTAGCTCTTTCTTTTTAACAGCTTTGTCTGGTAATACGAGAGAGTTAAGAACGTAGTTCTCGTTGTTACCAAGAATCAACGTACCACGATCCTCCAGCATCAACGAGTTGATGATCTGTAATACTTTAATAGGAGAACAACGTTTGTTGTGACGAAAAAACGGTTTATGGTGAATCGTGTCTCCTAGAAACACATACTGGTAGTGTTTTTCCGTATCCCGCTCTAGTATAGTGCGGAGCAGATTAACTCGGCCGTGAAGATCGCCGACAAATGCGTACGGCCTCACACATCGTACATCTTCGCTTCCGGTGTCCATGGGTTCTTCTCGCAATACAGCTTAAAAGCTTTGGACGTGCTATGCAATGCTAGCTTAGCAAGGACCATGGTGATCTGGTCGTTGTGGGACAAAGTCAGATTAGCATGCAGTCTCTAGAATCTGCGATAAGAGGTTCGGATAACCCTGAGATGTCTTGAATCCACCACACAGCGTAGCATCCGGTAAAATCTACTACAGTGTGAAGAATCCGACACAACCTGCCCTCATACCTGACGACCCGGTGTCGCATGATGATGATCCGGTGGCGGTTGCGGCAAGATATAGTCAAATACGCGAAACTGGCTCAGGATAAATGTGATGCCGATCACGATTCCAGCCAAAAGCCAGCGGTTTTTCTTTAATCCGTCTATCTCTTCGGTATTAGTATCTATACGTTTAGAGAGGTCGGTTTCCGTCTTCTCAACCAGTTTTAGTAGTGTCCCCTCTGCCTCAGAGGCCCGGTCGATGCGTTCTTCGTGCCGAATCAAGATTTGCGAGATATTTGTATTCGACTCTGAGATTTTTTCCACGGCTTGTTCGAGTTTGCTAAGCATCTGCTTGCTCAGTTCCTCGTAAACCCCAAACTTCTCTTCCAAAACCGAAACCCTGACATTGTAGGGTGCGTTACTACTTTTAAACATAGCCAGGAGAATCTGTGAAAACACTGTTGCTATAATGCTTTCAACGAAACGCCTTGAAAAATATAACTTAAGGGGGGGAGAAAAGTCGCTTCTCCCCCCCCCCCAGTTTCTACGAAACTGGAACTACCAGAGGCCGGGGATTACTTGACCGGTCACGGAATACGCGCCCAGAGCGGCGATCAGGCCGAGCAGGGCGACGCGAGAGTTCCAGAGTTCGACGGACTCGGGGCTAGGTTGTTTCATAACGATATAGGGATATGGTAGGAGGTTTGACCTCTTACCATAACTATCAACACAAATCAGCCAATCACGCAAGGACGAGATTTGAGGGACTCAGTGGAGTGAGCGAAGTCCTTTGCTTTGCGGGCCTCGGCCTTCTTCTTGGCCAGGTGATAGACGATGAATGCGGGTTTCATGGATGGAGAGATGAACAAGTGACTAGTATACCATATGGCTTTCAACTTTACCAGTCGTACGGTTTATCCTGCTTAGACGACTCTAGATCTTTTAATTCTTCGCTAAAGTCTGACAACATATCTATGAGGTTTTCGATGAGAACTGGGTGGACAGTTGTAGAGTCTACGCCGTCAAGTAGCCGTTCTCTGAATGGGGCCAGTCTTCTCTCTTTCTGAAATTCTGCGTGATGCTCGTAGGAAGTGAAATGATGGGGCCTTAAAAATCTCTCCGGACATTCTTTTTGTTGATATTCGTTCAGTTTATTCCAGGCGATTACTCCGGATCTTGTGAGGTGTTGGGGGCGTTGAATGGTCATGACAATGTGGGTAATAAGAGCGAGCAGCGGGATTCGAACCCGCGACAAGAACTTGGAAGGATCTCGTGTTACCACTACACTATGCTCGCTGGCGTCCAAGGCAGGACTCAAACCTGCGACCGACCGCTTAGAAGGCGGTTGCTCTATTCAACTGAGCTACTTGGACAGGTGGGGGGGGTTGGGAACCAGACAGAGATAAAACCCCAAGGGTGTTAAAAGACTCTCGAACCAACCCAATCGGGAGAACGAGACTCGAACTCGCACAGCCTAGGGCCTTCGGATTTTAAGTCCGATGTGTCTACCAATTCCACCATCTCCCGGAGTTTCTATGCGGGATGCGGGGACCGAACCCGCCTATGCCGAATTATGAGTTCGGTGCATTCACCAGATTGCTAATCCCGCACAGAAAAGGTTAGTTGCCTTGTCCTCGATAACGCTTTCGCCTGCCATTCCTGCTCGTCGCACTGAGCTTGGTGTTCAGGCTCCGGCCTTGCCGAGTCTTTTTGGGCTTTCCCTCGAAGACTAGAGAGCTGACGTTCGTGAGAGAGGGCTTTTTGGCCATCGAACCTCCTGACTACTCAACTATCTTAGCACATCACGCGTGCTGTGGTGGACCGGACCGAAGAAATCGATCAGTCCTGTGACAATTTGTGCAGTGTCCACTGAGCCGCAGGTGAAAATGTCCACCGCCGCGCTGCGATGCTCGGGCCAGGTATGGATCGAGAAGTGCGAGGTAGTGAGGAGCGAAAGGTAGGTGTAGCCAAAAGGATCAAACTGATGCGAGGACGTATTGACTACCCCAGCTCCGGAACTACACAGAAGAGTAGGGATGAAGGAGGAGAACGGCTCGAGATACTCAAGCCTCTCCACTCTCTCACACCCGTACAGATTCAGGAGAACATGGTGTCCCATATTCGGGCCATCAAAGATTCGCAACTAAGTATACCTCTTGATCAGGCAAATTTATGTTCCTATCAGCTTTCAACTGAGTATAGTAATACGGTTTAAACAGGTCCTGATCGAAGTACTGAGGGTATTTGTTAACTACGTGTCCAAGGCGCATGTGTCTCGCGCTAACACAGATCTTATACCCCTCCCTCGCAAACTGATTCAGCTCAGCGGATATATACTCAAGCTTTCTCTTACTCCAAACGTATCCGCATCCGTAGGCAGCGAATGAGTTAGGTAGATGTATATACATGAGCGTATCCTCATTGAGGAGTGTTGTCGGAAACCGATATACACTTTTGTTGTAAAAAAGCATCTCCTTACCCCTCTGGACCTTTCCCCACTCCTGGATGGCGTCGTAATCCGGGGTCATTGGGACGTGCTCGGATACGAGCCTCCACTTCTTGAATTGATAGGAAAAGCTACTCATTGCTAGGATGCAGTAGTAGGTGACCACGTCGTTCCAGTTCCGAAGGACTTTTCTCCGGCTACGATTATTGAATGCGGCGAGCTTCCTGCACCGTTTATCCCAGGAGTGCCCGTCAGCGAATTCGTTCTCCCAGCACTCGCGAATATAACGATGCGCAGGAGCAAGGGTGAGGAGTTTGTGTAGTTCTAGGATGTACCGCTCATTCGTACAGAGCACCAGGTCCTTGGAGCCGCTCGCGTACAAGAAGTCGGCTGAGGCTACATCGATACCGAGAATCCGCATATCCGAAATATCCGGGAAGTCCTCAAAGAACTGCTCATGGCAGTATGTGTTTCGTCCCGGACACGGAACAAGGCTATCAGCGAACATCGATCTTCCTCCAGCTTTTGCCGTCGTAGAAACTGGCCAGCGTAGGGGAGAATACGCGTAAGGTTCCCGGTCTTGTCGACCACGGAGACGAATCTTTGACCGACTTATCCCCAAATAGCGAGTTCATCTTATACTCAACCCCCGCCTCGGTGTTCATAACCATCTTCTCGATGCGTTCGAGAGTAGAGATTAGAGATTTTAGGTTTATTTTAATGGTATCGATGGAGTACATGTGCCCAGAGGGCAAAGGTTCGCGACATAACCAGCGTTTTGACGTTATCGGGGTGAGTCTGTCCTTCGCTCCCTCGCGAATCCTCGGGATCTGGGATATCGTGAATTCTCTAAACACTCCCGAAGAAGTCACCAGAGTCACCTGGGAACAAGAACCTTCTGACGTAGTCATCCGCGAACTCTGGGCCGAAATACGCCCTCAGTATACCATGCGCCGGGTCGTTCTCGGCCATATACGCGTCGAAGTCGGTGTAATTGGGGGCGTGGGGAGGCAAATTTGGTAATATTTCCATAAATCGGCCCAATCTCGCCTCACAAACCTCTACAAACTCCTCGTAAAACGGATTATCCGACCTCTTATGCCATAATTTACGAGAAAAATACGTATCTAAGTCGTAATGATTGGATTTCTGGACTTCCCGATCGGGAAAATCGCTAAAATAAGTCTCTATGTGGCCGGTTTCGCCAGAAACCGGATGAAAATCTACCGCACCGAAGCATCTGCCCTTCATTTCGATGTATTCCGAGCCAAAAACAGGGAAATTTACCCCGTTACAGGGGTACACGAGCATGGTTTCGGCAAAAAACTTACCCGGAACCGTCAAAACACAGCTCCGGGCGTAATGCACGCCTTCCGAAGGAAGGCTAAACCACCTCGATTCGAGAGTTGCGGGGTCGGAAACCGTAGTCTCCAGCCCCCCTCTCTCACTGATCCACCTTCCTGACCATAAATTCCTTGTCATTAAGTACTGTCCAGGTTAAAAGGTCTCCCGATTTCCATCCCAAGCCGCTGACGACGATCCCGGGTAGATCAATAGTCCAATCATCATTGATTTCCGTGTAGAAATTTGTTTGCCGATATCCCTGAGACTTATAGTCGTGGCGGATTTTTCCCTCCATAGCCTCAGCAATCTCGTCTTCACACACCTTCACGTACTCAATGAGGCCGGTAAGGATGTTCTGGACCGCATCAATAGTTGTGGCGGGCACAGTTTCTTGATCTACGGCGACACAGGCAGACTCAGCCATATCCTTTACAGCGATTGTAAACCGGAGAAAGCGCTGCTCCAGGTCGTCCCAGGGGTGCGGGGTCATCAAAGGAAGTACGAAAACTCTATTCTAACAGGGTCCGAGGCCGAAGTGTGAGAGATTATCAGAGAGTGCTAACTTATCCTCTGCCATAACGCCTGAAATATTGCTGATAGGCGAGCCATCGTCCGAGCCTAGGCGTGACTCCGAGACTTGCACAGCAGTCGAGGTAGCTATTGAATTCATACCAGGGAACAGACTCTCTCTCATTTTGGCTCTGACATCTCTTTGCGGAGTTCTCTAGCCATCTCCAGATGTTTTCCGGAGACCACGCCTCTCTTAATCTGGTACGTGTCATAGCGAAGCCGGAGAAGGAGATAGTGTTTAAAGAAGAAGGTTTGTACGGATACGAAGGGCTGAGCGAATAACCGGAGGTAGAGGTAGTCGGCTACGTTTCTATCCGCTGAGACGACATAGACTACGACAAACAAAAACAGTAGCCACATGGTCATTTTTTTAATCCTCTATACCTTTTGAGCTTTCAACGAGATCGGAGATATCTGAGAGATAGGTTTTCGGGACGAAGTAGGCAGGGCGTCCACCTGCCGGATCCGACCAGAACTCCTCACGCATCACATCCCCTGCCACGCACCAGCCATGCAAGAAGATAGTGTTGCCCTGGATCGTCACCAAGACGAGCTTCTTATCCGGCCGCTCGTCCCTCTGAACAATCAGATCATAGGAGTGACGACTGCGCGTCTTCACTTCGACGTCGCCAGGCAAATCCGCGCTGCCCCGCTTCGCAGTCTGCTCGGAGAACAGGTGGGATTCTAGACCCAGATAGTGGGCTACGGCTACCTCACCCATCGTCCCGAGCCTATGCATCTCGAGAGCGCGGTTTCCTGCTGCCGGTCCTCCGTTTCGCCCTCTGAGTCCGAGGCGACTGTTTGTTCCCTGCCTCCTCTCCGCCTCCGCTTGTGCGAGACTGAGTTGCTCGGGGGACAGATGAATCCGGACGGCTGTTGGCACGAGGCAAATTTCCTAACCACGTTTCCAGCTTAGCACGGATTGTATCAATGCGATCGGATTCGCATGTAGCGATGAATGCGTTCCAGGCCCATTTCCCGCGTTTAGGCATCCCGCGAGACTCAGCGAGAGACCGCATAGAGTCTAGGAGTTCCTTTCTCTGCTTCTTACCTTCTCTAGTTGTCATCTGCAGACGATGCGCGTACTCTGCTTTATATTCCTCCCACTTTTCTTTGAGTTTACCGGTGCCCAGATTCTCTTTGAGCCACTTATTGATCGCGCGAGCCGTCAACCCTAGAGCCTTGCCCTCCTCGATAATACGCTCTCTCTCGCCCTGTACAGCGGGCTTAGATACCTTAGTCTCCCGGACACTCTCGCTCATCCAGACAGCCCTTGTAGGCCCGCACAGAGGCCGGAGAGAGGCAATCTGATCGCAGATGTGGAGATCTAGATCGCCGCCCTCATGGCAAAGCGGCTCAAGCGTATTTATACGCGACCTGAGGTCGTCCGCCTCATTCCTGACCTTCCCTGACTCCGTCGCAATCAGGGTTGAGATAGGAATTGAGATTACGTATTTCGCGAGGTCGGGGCTGAGTTTCCAGGTTTTGGCTACCTTGGCTAATACTGTCTCCCTGTCCTTTCCCTCTCTCACCAGCTTGAGAAACTTATCTAGATCGGAGAGAATCCTGAGGACTGCCTCACACCTCGCATACTTCTCCTCAAGTTTTTCGATCTCGAGAGTGTATAAAGCGATCAAATACCTTACTCTCTCGCCATACCAGGACTCGATCGCCTCTCTAGCTCCGACAGTGACCGGCTTACCATCTAAGCCTACAGCCACACAGTTTACATTGTGCGTATGCTTGAGTCCGGTGTTCGAAGTCAACAGTACACTGAGAGCGTTATCCCGGTTCTCTTCAGTCTTGGTAACTAAAACTATTCTGATACCGTCCCTGCTGCTGTAATCCGCCGCATCGAGCAGTCCAGGGAGCTTCTCTGCCTCAGCCAGGTCCCGTACCTTCTCGAGGAATCTCTCGCTCGACCCAGAGGCGAGACGAGTAATGATCAGAGCTGGCCTGGTCGATCTCTTGCCCCACTTCAGCTTATTGTCCTTCTCCCACTCGCCATAGGCGGTCACCTGCCCAGAACCGGCAGTAATGATATCCGAAATCTTCTCATCTTTGATGATGCGACCACCCTGTGGCGGCTCAGGGGGATTAGCAAATTTTGTGAGAAACTTAGCCTCTGTTATCTTCTTATCTCTGATCCACGCACATGTCGCGTTGATAACATCCCTCATGTTATACGAGATGTGATGGCAGGCATAGCCGGAAGCGATGCCCTGTGCTCCAGTGAGGAGTAGAGCTGGTAGAACTGGAACAATACGGATTGGTTCGTTGGTGGTTCCGTCGTAGTTCGGTCGCCAATTTCCTAAACCCTTGCGGATCTGAGAGAGGTAGATCTGCTCGCAGAGAGGCGTGGCTCGGACTTCCAGGTACCGTGCTGCGGCTGGAGGATCCTCGCTAATCAGTTGACCGACAGCCGTACCCTCCTGTATACTCCCCCCACAATTACCATGTATATCCGTCAGAGTGTATCTGACGCTACCGTGCTGTCCGAGGTTAATGATCGTCCCTGCACAGCCTCCCTGCGGGTGATATCGACCAAGCGCATGACCCTCAAGCCTCGAGACCTTGCAGTACTGGCCGTCACTAGCCAGGTTCAGGTCGTCTAGACCAACAATAACCCTCCTCTGAGCTGACTTGAGGCCGTCTACGATATCCGGTAGCGCACGGTTGTAGATAGCCGTACTGTAGGCCAGAAAATCCCCGATTAGTTCGGATGTAATGGATACGGATAGGGGTTCAGTTAACATATTAGCTCATCCTCCTCCTTCTCAGTCCTCGGAGGGTGCCGAGCCAACAGGGTATACGCCGATGTTCCTGCTCAGTAGAAAGTACCCCGCCTGAGGGTTGTAATACTCGAGGAAGGTCTGTTCACCCTTCAGGATAAAGTTGTTGTAATAGTCCTTGACGGCCTCGATCTCCTCCTCTTCCTGCATCTCAGTTGGGAAGATACTTCGCAGGCAGAGCGTATTATCGGACGGATCATGCTCAAAGATCTCAATTGTCGTGCCAAAGACAGGATGATCGAGAACCACCTTATACGTATCTTCGTCGATCTTGACCACGCCACGGATAATATCGTCCCGGGTGGTCAGGAAGTCCATGGTGACGAAGATGTCCGGGTAGCGCTTGGGTGGCTTCATCAGGTGGCTAAGCTCAACTCTATTACTATACCCTATCTATCAACTCTGAGTAAAGGTCTTCACACTCTCTCGATCTCGTTGATAGAATAAGTGTAGTTATTCAACTAACCCCTATGTCCGAGCCTAAGCGTCAGTACTTCGGACCTCACGACCCCTTCGTCCACGCCCACGACGACACGTATTATCGTCAGGACACCCACGGCTACTGCGGTGTCTGCGGCAAGAAGACATTCTATAAATCCCTCTACGCAGCCGAGTACTGCTGTAGTGTAGAATGCAGCAATGAACTCTGGTGTGACATCAGTGAACGCATCGCAACCACCTCAACCCGCAAGCGCCGCAAATGACGTCGAGGCCCTGTATCGCGAGGCGATGCAGGCTGGAACAAAACCCATTCGACTACGGGAGATCTGGAACAACACGAAGTCGGTACGGGTACGAAAGGCCATAGCCTCGAATCCAAACTGCGACTCAGTGACGATGCGGATGGCGGCCCGCCTCTACATCAAGGAAGTGATGAACAACCCGTCCTTCGAGATGCTCAATCTGTTTCAGGAGGACAGGGATGTCAAGGATCTGTACGAGGCGTACAGCAATCCTCAGACGTATAAGCACGCAAGGTCGTTAGACCGGGTCAAGGCCAATAGGCGTTTCAACATCGCCCGGACACTTCTCGTATCACCTAACCTCTCCGACCACATCATCCTCTCAGAGGTCTGCGCGTATCTGAATGGCGCGGAGTTTAAGCGGGAGCTGAAGGATCAGGAGGTCAAAGATAATGTGATCAAGATTGCTAAGAGGGGTCTCAAGGAGTTCCGGCTACCGACCCTCCTGTTCCTGTTCCAGAATGGTATTATCGGTATCTCGGAACTAGAGAAGGCTCTCGAGAAGACCGGAACCTCTGAGTTCATGAGCAGCAAGGGGGCGTACACCAACTTCATCACCGATAGAGCCTCGGAGTACGTGACGACCGGATGCGACTACCAGGTTCTCTATCACTTCCTGCGTGTCCATCGCTCGAATAACATCCGGGACCTGATCAAGAAGGTAAGGGTCACTCCCGAGCTTCAGAACGACTCTTATCTAAATCTCTATACTCGACTTTATCGAAATTTCCTTGACATCGAAATTGTCTCTAAGCGTAAGGAGAAAGAGACGCGCATGAACCGCTACGGTTTCACCCACTGGGTATCGTTCGGAGACGATGATCACAGCCATCATCTCTCCGACCTAATCTGGTCGGTAATCTCAGTACGGAACGGATTACCGGAGACAAAGCTAGAGGACCTCGACTTCAGCTCGCTATACGCTGATATTCACGGGATCGGATTCCACGAGGACTACGGCCCATACAAGTGCAAGCTGAAATTCCCTGAGCTGAAGTTCCTGACTGGCAGAAACGTAATGTGTGAGAAGCTGCTGGCCCTAGAGAACGATGATGCTTTCGAGTTCTTCATGACCTGCGGCATTCTCTGGAAGGATTGGTTTGCAGGTGGGCATCCTGACAATCCGGAAACGCTGGTAGTCAAGCGGATCAACGACCTCAATGAGAAGCTGTTTAAATCGGGGAGACAGCCTCACTTCGTGACGACTCATCTGAATTATCCGGCTCATATTACTATACCAGGTAGTAATGGACTTAATTACTGTCCGGAAAAGTATAATCCGAATGTCAAATAAAGAGGGGGGCCTAGGCCCCCCCTTTCCTTTACGCCCCAACCTCGCTCCGGTACGTATTGATCACGGACCTCACCTCGTTATCGTACTGGTCGCTCCAGCACAGGTCTTTAAGGCAGTCCTTGGGGTGTCGTCCTTCCGGGAAGCTTACGGCGGTAGGAATCCTGTCTGCTGTGCTAAGACCCTTGAGGTTACGGGGGGTAAGGTTCTCTAGACCTCCAACATTATCGATACGCTGGCTAAGATTAGCGATCAGATCGTCGATGTCGTCTTGGTCCAGTTCCGTTCCCCAGAACCTCTTGACCAGCTCGGTAGCGTGGTCATCGGAGGTGAGATCGGGAGCGCTGGGGATTTCAGTTGAGAAGAGTTTCGCTACGTTCCGCTTAAACCTGGTCTTAAGGTATTTGTAGGAGGGCTTGATGCCTAGGCTTTCCTCCATCGTCTCACAGAGGCCTACGATAAAGGCCTCAGAGCCCCCATTGTTAGACAGAATTTCTCTGTAAGAAATGGATATATAATCCTCGGGATTAGCCTCCTTACCGGCCTTTAGTGCTTTCTCCCAGGCTTCAATCTTCCGTAAAACGGTAGAATTTAGCTCTGGTCTTTTATTTTGAATATTCCACCTGAACCCTTTCGCAACCGCATTATCAACACGTTGTTCAAGGTCAACTACCTCTTCTACCTCTTTAGAGGGAGGCGTAGGGATACCCATAATTCTAGACACTGCGGCAGTTACTTGTGACGCTGCCATTGGACCGTACCTATTATCTGGGTAGTTAGAGTAATCTAACATACGCTTTGAGACATCAACTTCTAGTTTTTTAATTTCAAGGGAGTGGGTCATCCTTTGCATTTCTAGATCCATCTCCTTTAGCCTAATAGCCTCAGAAGAGAAACTTTTCTTGATTTCGATAATAGCGTTAATTAAGTCCTCCTTGGGAAATTTACGAAGCTCTGTGTAGCTTGGGTTTTTTAGGTCAATGACGGCTTGAACTGAGCTGGACATGGTGATCTGAAGGAAAAGTGGCCTAAAGGGGACCTCTCACGTAGTATAACACGTGGAGACCCCTATGTAAGGTTTCAACAGGAAACACTTTAAAAATCAAAAACTGGAGGGTCTTAAAAAAAGTCGTAGAAGCCAAAGCTCTGGTCGTCGACCCAAAAACCAAAAACCCAATCATAGCAACGGGTCTCAGCGAGACTCAAGACAAGATTTAAAGGAAAAATATTTCCGTTTCAAAACAGGATTTTTTCTTTCAAAAAAGCAACTTTTTGCTTACTTTAAGGCCTATTTCTACTACACTGTCTTTCAAGACTTTGAAAGATATCTAGAGACACCTTCCTCAAGGGGCCATTTCTTTCAAGGGTTTTCTTCAAAAACGCGACCGTTGCTTCAAAAACGCAATTTTATCCTTCAGAAAAACGTCTTTTTGCTTCACTAATTTGAAGGGAAAATATCGTCCGCCCGTATCGCAAGCCGGACCCGGAAGGCCGTCAGGCCAGGTTCTAGTAAGTCTAGATTCAAGAACCCAATCATAGCAAGGGTTCTTGCTTCGGCCAAAACGGCCGATCAACGAAATCGCTCCCGTCTCGCTCCCCTGTATTCTCTTATATTCTTATATTCCTTTTTTATCTTTTTTAGTTTATCTAAGGGGGCTGGGCTACGGGCTAATTAAGGGATTTCCTCTATCCCTGATTTGGACGTAGAGGTGGTGATACGGTACAGGGCGACTGCTCGTTGAAAGC